CTCATTGATAATCTCATGTAAAAAAACAAAAATAAGACCATCATGGAAATCAACTTCATACTTATCATATACATTAGTATCAATAAGTAAATGAACATCAATTTCATTCTCAAATCCAATACCTTCAACTTTATGTTCGCCTTTGATATTCAGATAAGTTTCCTTGGTTCTATTGACAAACTCTGTCTCATATTTAATATTCTCCTTTGGAATACCAACCGCATTGTAAATATAAATCTTATCTGTTCCTACCTGTGCAACTCTAAAAGCTGCTGTGTGATTATTAAACATACATGTATACTCCTTCTTAAAACTTTCTTCGCATAAATCATCAATAAATATATTTGAATTTCTTAGTCCTCTACGCCAACCAGTCGAAATATAAATTGAACGATTTTTACTTTCAATGACATCACTCTTGCTAATATCTACTGTAAATATTCTCTCTTTAACATTATTAAATTCTTCAATTTTGTGTCCAGTAGAATCAATCCTTGCCATTAAATATGGCATAATCAAAGAATTAATAATATCTTTTTCGATTTCATTTTCAATTATTACACCATTAAATCTGTGTCCTCTAACGGAATCGTTTACAGGTAATACTTCAATACAATTACCATTATTCCAATAACAACCTAGCTTCCATACATAATTTCTTAATTGAGTATTACTTCGATCTAACAATAAGTTTGAAATGCATTTCATTACAATCTCACATTGTGCTTTTGTTCTTACAAATACCCCACATTTATACTTTGTATATTGATTACAGAACTCAATCTGCTTTTCTAATGCTTGTACTAAATTCGTATGTATCAATCCTCCTTATGTATATTCTCCAAAAGAAATCGAAATTTCTTGGTACTTTTATCGCTATATATAGCGTATATTCATTTAACGCACACTATATATAGTATCTTATTTTACTCTACCACGTCCCAATCTTCTGCAAGCATATCTGTCTGACTTGCAAGCCATCCAATAACTAATTTATTGTCTGCTGTCTTCATATCAATATGTGGGCAAATTTCAATTTCGTCCATGCCTTTATCTTTACAAAAACTTCTTAAATAATTTGCTGTTTCTGGTTTCATTTCATCTAAATGAACAACACTTCCTGTTGTCATATACAAAAACATACCCTTACCATTCCATCCAACTCTTACTACCTTTTTACCGTTCTTTAAAGCTTCAATTGCCTGTCCAAAATTCATCATTTTAAAATCTCCTTTACTTCGTTTATCTCCAACTGATACTGTAATACGATTCATTGTATTGATTCCCAGTTTCGACCTTATAGCCAAGTTCCTCTAATTTCTTTCGTGTTTCAGGTTTTAAAGAACCATCTTCACTAATTGAAAATTTGCCATCTTCAATCGCATCTCTAATCAATTTAGACAATTCTGCCAACTGTTGTGTAGTGCAACTATCAATTGCATTATTTGTCATCTTATTTGCTTCTGATGCAGACGGAATAACATCTTTTACTGTCTGAACTTCTGGCATAGGAATGTTTGAATTGGTTAAAGGTAAAGAAGTAATCGTATCTTTACATATATTCTTTTCATCACACAAAATGCATGAATAGTGCATTCTACTTTCTTTCGGATATTTACAAGCCATTATTTCACCTCCATATGAAACCGATATTTCTTGTCCATTTTGTTACTATATATAGTAGTTTAAATTTATACAACTACTATATATAGTATGTATTTTTATAAAATATACTACCTATTGTATTATTCTTTCTTTTACTTCAATAAAGCAGCAATCTCATCAATTTCCAGCTCTGTTTTCTTATCATCAGAAAGTAACTTGTCCAACTTGCTCTCCATTTTCTTCAAATCAGACTCTTCTCTCTTCAGACCAGATACATCTAATTTACTCTTAATATCTTTAATCCATGCTGTCACACTGTATCCTGAAATTTCAAAATCAGCCATATTAAGATCCTTTGCAGACATTAAATATGAATTCAATCTAATCAAAAGTAATAATAATGCATCGTCGGAACATACATTAAGATTAATTGTCATACCATCCATATTAAGAACACAATTTGTTTCAGGAATAAACCTAACCTTCTTCTCAGAAATTGATTTCTTCTTAGTTTCAATCTGTTTCTTTAATTCTAAAATTCTGTCATCATTTTTACTCATTAAACTCGTACTCCTTTTCATATTCTCTACCATTTGCTAAATATTTCTGTTTATATACTGGTTTTAACTTTTCAAAAACTGTTTCAATAGAAACTGGGATCATATGCGTCTGAATTTCTTTTTGACCATAACGTACTTCCACTTCTCTTTCTTCTGTCGGGAAAATATCAATTGCTTCTTTATCTCCATGATAGATATTCTTGGCACTATATTTATAAACAGTATATTTGCCGTTATCTTCTGACCTATATGGCGTTGTCATTTCATATTTAATATATTCTCCATCGTTGTTTACCATAAAGCGAACATTGATATATTTTCTTGTTATATCATCATCAACATATATATTAATCGCTTTTTCATAAAAATCTTCAAATGAGATATTTACAATTTTATCCTTGCTATCGTCTATAGGGGAGAATTGATAAGATGATTCCATTGAATCATAAATTTCAGAATATTTAGATATGCATTTGTCATCGAGACAACTAATAAGTTTGTTTTTAGGAACACTTTTGAATTGCTCAAATTCATATTTTCCATCGCTTAATCTTGCGAACCAATGCATTTTACCATATGGAAGGTTGTTAATTCCTTTATAAGAAATTTTTGTATATACAAAACGAGTTGGTTCATCTGGAATATCTTTGTAGGATTTAGTTTTTACAGTTTTACCATCATGTATAAATTCATAACCATAACCGTATGTTTCAAAACGTCCCATATAAATCCATTCGATATTTTCTTTTGTAAGATATGTTGCACCAAGAATCAAGTCTCTTGTCTTAATAGATTCATTATTATGTACAATCTTATTATAAGCCGCAATTTGCTTATAGTCAGGTGACTCAACAGGCATAAGAACTAAATCCTTACCATCCCATCCATATATAAATTCTCCTTCAAGTCCCTTACCTTTGATACAATTCGCATTTTCGAGAATGTATAATAAATTTTCAATGGTAATTTCAAACTCAAATCCTCTTGGATCATATACTCTACAATAAGCATGTCTGTGATCCCATCCTGTAGAGTAATCGCCAGCTTTCTTATTTAGTACAAATCCTTCTGTTGGGACATTATCAAATTCATCATTCGGAATTTTATCGTCACGCCAACTGTTCCATGATGCTTCTTTTCGCAACTTACCTTTTTCATCATAGTAAATGACATAGGCAAGTTTTCCTGTATAAGTTCCTGAACGATTTTGATATCCAACATTTATCGTTTTAGGAACAAAAATACTGCTGTTCAATCTATTACCTTCTCCTTTCTTTGCGTAAACCCTATATATACAACTTATTAACATATAGTAACTATCTGATTGATTGCTCTTTCAGAATACTTCCTATATATTGTTATTCTCTTTCGTGAATAAGATTAAATTGAATTATATATTTATCATCTTCCGTACTTAAAGCTGCTAAATAACCATCTACAAATACATTTAATAAACGAGAGCATCTTGGACATAACTCCTTTTTTACTGGTTCAACAGTTTCTCCAAATGGCATTATTTTATTACCAGCTTTGTCTGTCACATATCTTGGAACACGCTTTGGTAGCATATATTCTGCCACAGAATTTGTTTCTCTGTTGCATATATCACAATACGTTCTTGTCATAAGAATTCCTCCGCCTTATCCTTACATTGCCTTTGCAATCGACTTAACCTGATTATCAAGGTATTTTACAACCAGACGTTTCTTAGCAAGATTCAAACCTTTTTCAATTTCAAATTCATCATCTTTACAACATGTAGCTTCTGCTTTAAATGCTCCACATCTAATCTGAACTTTCTTTCCGTTAGTTCGATAAAGATAGTTACATCTTACATCTTTGCCGTTAATATCTGTAAACCTAATTTCATTTAAGTACCACTCACTCCAAGTTCTCTTTACAGGTGTCTCAACCTTTTCAAAATACTTCTCGTACTCGTCATATGACATACAGCCAAGATGACAGCCACCAAACTTAAAGCAGATTACTCCACCTTCCTGAATATCAGTTACTTCACAAATCTCACCAATGTTGTCAAAAACACCCATTTTATGAATGAGTTTAATTTTATCGCCTTTAATCATGCTGCTTTATCCTCCTTATTCGCAAATTTTTTGTTAAATGCATCAATAGCTTTCTGATCCTCTGCTGTTACATCATCATTAAATCTTCGTCTAGCTTGTACAATATGATTATTTCTTACTTCAATTGTTACCAAACTCTCATCTGGTTTACTCTTTTTTCTCAAGAAAAGAATGTGGCACTCACCGTCAATAACCTTATCTATGTATGAAGCAACGCAATTTGACATCTGAGCAGCCTCATCTTTTATATCCTGTGTAGAATCTGGATAAATGAATATGTAATCACCAAAAGAGCATTCATACTGTTTATTTATTCTCTTTTTAAATAATTCTTCTGAGAACTCTTTCTTCATTCGATTGTAATTTCTACAAGCAATCTTATGTGTAGTAAGGAAATGCCGTGGATATTTATCAAATTTAGGACTAATAGTTTTCATCATATTTGCATAGTCATATAATTCTTTAACCACAAATCTAACATCTTCTAACGCTTCAAATGTTTTTAACTGGTCAATATATAATAAAAGTGGTTTTGCAGTATATCCATACTCTTCAATCAATTTATTAAAATAAGACCAATAATGTCGTTCATATGTATCATTATCGAAGTCATAATTATCTGTTGACCAAATTTTGTAAATATCATCATCCGTCAAACTCATATATTCCAACTTATATGCGATTAAATGAGCATCAGGATTCTTCTTATAATATTCAAGAATGCTATTCGATAATTTTATTTCTCTGTTTTTACATAATTTAATTAACGCTTTGGGAATTTGATTAATTGTATATCTGAATTTGTTCCTACTATCTAAAATCTCATCTATTCCTGCTGAAAATAATTGTTCATAGTTTGAATATCGTGGTACACGATTTAGAATTGTTCCTATATTATATATTGGATAATAGCCAGACTCTTCTCTCTTTACAAATCGTAAAAACTTTGCATACTTTTCATCATCGCAACAATCAAATAATTCATTTAAGTTAAAACCACTTAACTGACTACATAGATTTTTTACTGGCTTACCTTTAATTCCAATAGCAGTCTTTGTTGCGAAATCATATTTCACAGTACGACCATCTTCATAATCGAAAATGAGATACTGTTTATCTTTATAGACTCTCGTTTATATCACTCCTATCTGTAAAAATTTCCACAAGAATCGAATCTTTCTTGATTTCTTATTTCACTGTAAACAGCTCTATGGTTCTTTCTGATATATGACTTTCTCTCGCTCTATCAGGTGTCATAACAAATACACACCAACCGCCTGAAACTACATATTTGCCAGGATAATTTTCATGTAGATATTCTCTG